GCGGGAAGACGTCATTATAGTATTGCTTTGCTTTATCGATGTTCCAGTCGTAAAGCGTTTTGTCGAAGATGAGCGCGACTGGTTGTCTCTGACGCGTGCTCTTCACGAATGCGACCACGAGCGTTATTCCTTTCTCGGAGTCAACACTCTGATATCTTATCGTGCTGCGATCTATATCGTCAGCATCAACCATGTAGATGTGGACAGCCGAGATCGTGTCGACGACTCGAGCTCGACTGAAGCCGAAGCCGAAGGCCTCGCCGGCCTCGCCAGGCTCCTGCTCGAGGATCCAACCGAGCTCGCGCAGCATGCGACGAGCTTCTTCACGCGTGATGATCGCGGCGTTGAACGCGTCGCTCTTCGCTGCAGCGAGGATGTCGCCGAACTTCAGCTCGGGACGTTCGGGCTGACCCCAGTGCACTTCTACTTTCGCGTCTGATTGTATAACAAGCGGAAAGATCTTGTTCTCGAGCACGTGCTCGACGTATTCTCGTAGCGAGTTCATGTACACATCAAACAAACTCGTCGCCTCGCGCGCCGAGGCCTCTGTGAACCCGGGCGTCGTAAAGAGCTTGACGATCGGGCTTCTGAGCGCGGCGATGAACAAATTCTCGAAGATCGAATAATACTCGAACTTCAATTCAGGCGACTTTAGCTCAATTACATCGAAGTCGTCTTTTTTCAAATTCGTGATGTAGTCCGTGCTCGGATCCTCGAGCACCGCGGCAAGCTCGGGGATCAGACGCTGCGTGAGCTCCTGGTCGGGGACGTTCACGCGGACGAAGCGCTTCGGAATCGCGCGATTGAGGAACAGGATTAGATTGCGTCTGAGCGCGGCTTCGGCTTCGAGCGGGCTCGGGACCTCGTTTCCGCGCCAATCCCTCTGTCGCGTCACGAGCTGATACGCAATCCCATGCCCCCAAGGCGCCGCGGGATCGAGAACGTTCCACGCCAGGTGGATGATCTCGCTCGCGGGGATTTTGCGCGTCTCATAGTGCGTCCCGACGCGAACTGTGATGTAGTAGTTCACGACTTTGACTTCCTCGTTCTCGATTGTTACGTCTAAGCGCGGTTGAAAGAATGTTAGCGGAATGCGAATTAAACGAAGCTGTTCGCCGCGACCGACCGGGCGTAGGAACGAATTGCCGGTGAGCACAAGTTCTCTTACTACGTCGAATAATAGACCACGCAGACCAACGCGATCGGACCAGCGCGTCACGCGTTCAGCAGCTTGCGGGTCGCTCGATGTGAAGTAGAAGCTCGTGCTCATTATGCCGCCGACGATGCTGTCGATCGCGAGCGCGACGATCGGGTTGCGATACGCCTCGAGCGCGAGTGCAAAATTCGGCCAGTCCGTCGCCGTGCCGTAGATCGCGATGTCGCGCGGCTCAGGCGCGACGACCCTCGTCTCGATCACGCGATTGCGGTTTAGAACGCGTCGCAGGAAGCTCATCTATGCAATCGTCTCGCTCGCTGTATTTTTATCAAAAATACGACAATGCAAATTCACGATGCGATGAGTGAGCAGACTGTCGATGCACCTGCCAAGGAAGCTGTGAAAATCACCGGCACTCTCGCGATCGCGCGCGTCAGTCGCAACAACAGACTCTATCTGCCTTCCGAGCTCGAAGCCGCAGTCAAGCGTCTCGAGAACCGCGAGATCCCGGTGTATTGGGAGCATATCTCCGCGCTCGGTGCCATCGGCAAGGCGCGCTTGTTCTGGAATCCGCACACTTACGAGATCATCTATGAAGCTGAAATTACTGATCCAGCTGCTGAGCAGAAGATCAGGTCAGGTATCCCGCTCAAAGTTTCTCTCGGCGCAGATTATGAACGAGTCGACTACGTCGACGGCATCGAGGTCCTACGTGATCTGATGTTTCGCGAGATCAGCCTCGTCGCCGTCGCCGGGATCCCGGAAACTAGCGTTCAGGTCGTCGAGAGCGTGATCAAAGTGCGCGAGAAAGCCGTCCCGTTCGAAGCCACGCCCGCGGCCCCCGCGGAGCGCGCGTGGGACGCCGATCGCGCTGTCGCGTCCCTGAGGAAGTGGTCCTCGCGGGACGGAAGCGGCGAAAAGGACACGATTGATTGGACGAAGTATCGTCGAGGATTTGCGTGGTATGATGAAAACGATTTAGAAAATTTCAGCGCTTACAAACTTCCGCATCACGAAGTCATCGACGGCACGCTCTACGTCGTCTGGCGCGGTGTGGCAGCGGCGATGGCCGCGCTCATGGGTGCTCGAGGTGGCGTCGATATCCCGCGCGAAGATGAGCGCGCGGTCTATCAGCACCTCGCTCGTCACTATGAGCAGTTCGATAAAGAGCCGCCGAGCTTCGAGACTCTCGAGTCGCTCAGACAGAAGATCAATGTTGCCGAGGAGCGCGGTCTCTACAGCGAAGCACTCAAGCTCACACGCGAGTTCTTCAGGCTCTGCGGTCTCGATTATCAGCTCCCGAAGCATAACATTCAGATTCGCGTGTTTACTAAAAATATAGGACATTTGCGTGAATAGACGATGAGTCAGAACATCGAGTCCGTTGCAAATGAGATAACAGTGAAGCTTGACGTCAGCGATCTGCAGAAGATGCTAGTCGAGCTCTACGAAAAGCAGTTCTCTGAGCTCAAGGAGTTCCTCAAGCCGAAGACCGATGTGACGATCGGTCCGAGCCCGATCGATCAGGGTCGGGCCGCGTTTGTTGAGTGGCTGACGAAAATAAAGAATGAGATCGCGACCGAGGCCGTAACGGGCATTCCGAGCACGTTCACTTATCGTCGACAAGTTCTATTAGCTCCGCACCGAATCGGCGTCGGACTGCGCGACTATGCTGACGTCATTCGCGTGCGTGAAGGTGAGAATGAAGCGCGATGGTATAAGAGCGACGTTCCGGCGTTCTCTACGTTGACAAGCAGAGCTGAGGCTCCCGAGGTCACTCATACGATCACGACCGCGACTGCCACGCTGGTCGAGCGCGGCGCGAGGCAGGTCGTAGGTTATGAAGAGCTCGAGAAAAGCGTAATTGATCTTGTCGCAACGATAGAGAAGACGTTTGACGTCGCTGCTGAGAACGACGTTGACAAGATGATACTTGACGAGCTAGACACGAACACTAACGTGCATTATGCTGGAGGTAAGAGCAGCGAGAGCGCGCTAGCTGCAAGCGACAAGCTCACGCTCGCAGAGCTGCTCGAAGCGAAGAGAAAGCTCGTCGCGAACGCTAAGAGAATTCCGCGACCAGGCGAGCTCGTACTCGTCTGCTCGGTCAAGCAGTATCATGACTTGCTGAGCGATCCGAACGTCATCAAAGCGGCCGAGTTCGGGAGCGATCAGGCAGTCAGACGCGGCGAGGTCAGTCAGGTGCTCGGTATCAACATACTCGCGACAGACCTTGTCAGCACGGGCGCAGGCGCAGCTGGAGTGACGACGTACCGCGCGCATCTCTTCTTCCCAGGCGCGTTCGGACTCGCAGTCGCTCGCGACTTGACGATCGAGGCGTTCAGAGAGCCGCCGAGGCGCGCGATCTCGTTCACGGCGAGCTACAGAGCTGGAGCTAAGCTAATCGAGCCTGCGTACGCGATTAAGGTCATCACTGCGTGAATGAGGCCGAGTGAATGACCGTCCGCGCGCTCACGAGCGACAGTCATCGATTTGCTTTTTTGATAATAGACGAGGACAGGTATGGCTTTTCTATTAAGCTCAAGATTGTAGATCAGCACGGCACGGCGTTCAACCTCGCGGGTTACTCTGCAGAGCTCGTGGCGCGCCACGTCGGCTCGCGCGACGTTGTTCTGCTCAAAATGCTGAACGTCGTTGACGCTGAGGGCGGTGTCGTCGAGTATACGCCCGAGAGAGGCGACTTTCCCGCGCCTGGACTTTACTACGCCCGAATCGTGCTGGGAAAGGCCGGCACGAAGATCGAGACGACGGACTTCCCAATCCACGTTTTCTAACTCAGCTTAAATATTATAACTGCGCATTTTTGTATTTGAGCGGAGTCATGACTTACACTACTCTCGAGAAAATAAAACGTCGTCTCGCGATTACAACTAATGACCACGACGCTCTGCTGATCGACTTGCTGAACGAAGTCGACGCGGAGATCAACCTGATCCTCTCACAGTACGTCACAGTTCCGGTTACGAGGACGGAGTGGCTCCCGATCCTGGACGGCGTCGAAGCAGACTGGGTCGCGGGACGCTACAGGATGCTGATCGAGCCAGCAGCGCTGATAACGCCCGAGGGCGAATTGCGCGAGCACGTGTTCGTCACTGACGCGCGCAAGCGACTCAGACAGTTCATCGAGGCGATCTCAAGCGTAGTGGTGAGTAAGTTATGAGAGAGTGTCTCAATCTATGTTCTATTATCCATCCGCACCTCAACTCAGCGCGCTTCTTCAGTCACAACGAGCGCTACGCCTGGTGCTCATTCTGCAACCGCAGTTTTCCTGTCCGTCGCGGCTACTTCACGCGTGATCGCCTGGGACGCCTCGAGTGTCCGTGCTGCAAACGCCTTCTACGACTGAACAGGAGAAGCCCGGATCACCGATTCAAATTACAGTATCCGCGCAGTTAGAAAACCAAGCACAAAATATGTGATGCATGTTGGAGCTGTGATCGACACGAAATCCACGAACAGCTCGTCCTCGTCTGCGTCTTTCGTGAACGCGAGGTGTTTTGTAAAACGCGAAAAGAAAATCGTCTCGAGCGCGAATCCGGCAACGATGATAGCGAGAAAGAGCAAAAAGAGCTGACTAACAAATTTGCCGACGAGCCACCCGGCGAAGAGATAGAACGCTGTGTTCTCGAGTCGGATTAACACGACAGCGACTTTCTCGCGTCGCGTGAGCTTCGTCATCGATCATCACTCATTTTGCTTCTCATATTGTGCGAGAAGGAAATTGAAACGCGCGCTGCTGCTCGTTGTTATGCTGATCGGCGCGTTAGTAGACAATTCGAGCGTGATCTCATCAGATAGCTTGCTCGCGATCAGCAGGAATTGTGCAAGCGATCGAGCGCGATAATATGCTGTCGCCTCACCTCGTGTAACGCGCGTCTTGACAGACGCAGCCTCGCCGTCGGGCCCCTCGGGCCACGCTGGCGCGATTCGCACGCGGTCGCTGATCGCGACTTTGATGAGTTCGGGGTTCTTCGCTAGCACAGCTTTGAGCGTCTGCGTGAGCGATTTCTCTTCGACGACTGCTTGCGCATCATATGTTATGTTAATGCTCTCGAATGAATAAGACGACTCGAGCCTGGCGGGTAGGGAGAGCGTCACGTCGTCTGCTGTCAAGCTTAACACATTTTTGTCGAATGCGAGTCTAAAGCGCAACGCGCGAGAATGCGCGAGAGCGCGCACCCACGGCAGAGCGAGATCGACGTTAATCGCAATTGAGAACGATTTTTTGAATTGATAATAGTCGAAACGATCACGCGAGAATCGAACATCGATCAAGCGCGTGTGAAACGCGTCGAAATGCGCTACTTGAAGTCCTTCTTCGTCGACTGCAATTCTAATTTCTTCGAGATCAATAACTTTCGCGGCTTCGAAAAGCTCGAAGAGCGGAAGGTATCCAGTCCACTCGGCGCGCAACATGTGTCACGCGTTGCGTTTGTGCACAACTTTCTCGACGTCTTCCCAGCGTATCTCGAGAATCGAGAGCGTGTTCTCGATCGCTTGCAAAGCTTCGTGCGTCATGTTTTTGCCGCGCACGTCAGTCATGATGATATAGCCGCGGCGGAGAAGATCAGCGAGGATCCAGTTCAAAACGTCTTTCTGCCAGACAGCGCCGTACAATCGACGAAACTCGTCAATCTTGTCGCGACGTAATTTCATTACCTCGCCTTTTACAAAAACTAAGATCGACTCGCTCATTATATCAGCCTCCTACAACACTTCGTTTTGACGTGCGCGAGCTCGATCTGTTTGCTGCACCTCGGGCATTTGTAGCCGCGAAGTCGATAGTTGAGCGAATACAAGATCTGTTGCAAGAACGCTTCAACATCATCAATCTGCACCTCGCTCTCGTCGCTCATCATTCTCTCACCTTCAGCGCGCGCATTGATAGTTTATTCTCGTTCGTCACACTCAACTGCGGCACAAACGTCTGCAGTCGCGTAAACATGTTCAAGTTCGCTTCGAGAGTGTTGAAGAATCGCGCAGGCTGTAAATCATCGACGTTGAACGTGTAGCTCTGCACTTCTCCGCTCGCGTAGTTATAGAGCCAGACCTCGACGGTTTCTATTTTCTCAGCGAGTGCATAGATCATCGCTTGATATGCTGCATGCGCTAATAACGCGTTGCGATCCGAGCCCGGTCGCACAACTTTGATCTCGATCATACGATCATCACGCCAAATGTCCGGAATTCCGCGGATCGTCCAGCCGTTGGCAAGCGTGAACCAGGTCTCTTCTACATTCTCAGCGCCGAGCATATGATGTATCATCTGATTCTCTTGTAGAATTTCCTTTGGCGTTTCGGGCGGCGTGAGGATCTTCTGCGGTGAGAGCACCAGCCGCGCCGCGTCTGAGGCGCCGATCGTTTTCTTGTGTAGACGTATCGTCGTCATGTCAATCACTCGGAGGAGCTAAGTCGTAATAGTAGCGACCCGCGCTACTGCGTCGTTTTACAATCTTCGCTTTCAATAGAACACCTTGCGCGAAGTCGTTTTGGTAGCGCTTCAGACGATCGAGCAAGGCTCGAGCTGACGTTCTCGTAGTGAACGTAGTTCCGTCCTCAAACTCGCCGTAGATCTGCGCGAATACGCCGCCGAAGCGGCTCGGAAACTCTTCGAAGCCGCGGATGAGCACAACTTTGTCGACGATGTCTGCGAGCGCTACGAGATCGTCAGGTCGCCTGGGCGCTGAGAACTCGATCGTGTGTGGCAGGTCGTCGCTCTGCGCGTCCGCGGTCTCGCGTTCTGTGCGAGGATCCGGGTACACACACACCACCTCGCGCTATGGTCGTATAGACAAAAGAAAATAATGAAATGATGCTAGAAAGTCCGCGCGACGATATCACTTCTGATGACGCCACGCACGCTGCACATGTCTGACGATCTCCCAATACGCTCGACCTTCGTCGTTCAGAAAGACTGCAGCGTAGAACAGAATAGCGAGATTGATAAGATCAGATCTGCAGACACCTGTCGCAACCTCGAGCGCATTCAGCGCTTTGTCTGCGTCTTCTGACAGCGAGATCGTCGTTCTCCTGAGCTGCTTACCTCTCACGCGCTCTCTTAGTCGTCATCGTAAATTAACTTTCGTGATGTCTCGTATCTGATATTCGCATGAAAATGCGACAGACTACGTCTACGTAATCGCAAGAGAACGCGCACTCTCGCTTATCGCTAAAAATATCACGCGCGCATGAACACAAACGATGAGTGCACAGAGCGAAGAAGAGCTCAAAGCAATAATCACAGAACTGCTCAAAATCGTTCGCTCTTACGTCGCGCAGCTTCAGAACGTCGATCCTGGTTCGAAAGAAGGCGCGCGGATCGCGGACTCAGTCGCGAAGCTGTTGAGACGCGTCAAAGACTTCGAGAACAAGCTCAGCGCTGAGGAACAGGACATCGTAGCGCAGTTATCAAAATTCAGAAAAACGACGATCAAGATAACAGACGATAGCGACCGCATCCAAGCTGCAATCGAGTATCTGCGTCTCGCGCTCCTCGAGCTCGGAGGTGAGGTCGGATGACACCGCAAGAGTTTGAGAAATTGAACATCAAGCTCGGTACTAGAATTATCGCCACGTGGCTCGATGCAGCGGAGATCAGAACGCGATCGTATCGTCAGTTGACAGAAGACGACGCGATCACGGTGATCGAGACGGAAGGTGAGTTTGCAGGCGTTTACACGTCGCCGTTCTATCCCGAGCTCCCGCATCTTATCTTGTACGCGGGCGTAAGAGAAGACGGCTATCACGTGTTCTACAGCATTCCGCTCTGCCTCGTGCATCGCATCCACGTCGCAAAGCGCGGCATGCGCGCGGTGAAAAGCGAGCCGCGACTCTACGTCGTGTCTATTGTCGACGGCGAGAAAAGAATAGTGCATGAGAAACATGACTGAGCTAGAAAAACTGCTCGATCCAGTTGTCTTCACGCGCGAAATTCTACATTTCGAGCCGTTTCCATACCAAATTCAGCTCTTGCGTGACACAAGCAAGCGCATCGTCATCTGCGCGGGCCGGCAGGTCGGGAAGTCGACGACGATCGCGATCAAAGCGATACACTTCGCTGTGACGAATCCTAACACGACGACGCTCATCGTCTCGGCGACGCTTCGACAAAGCATGTTGATGTTTGATAAAATTCTCGATTTCATACTTGCGAGCCCGCTCCGCAAGAGCGTGAAATATCGCTCGCGTACTCGAGTTAGATTTAGCAATAGATCGTGGATCATCGCGCTGCCATGCGGGCGCTTCGGTCACTCGCTGAGAGGATTCACTGCGCATTTGATCATCCTCGACGAGGCTGCTTTTATTCCCGTGGAGGTAATAGAAAACGTCGTCTTCCCGATGCTCGCTACGACCGACGGCTACTGCTGGATGCTCAGCACGCCGTGGGGCACTGATCACACGTTTTTCCGCGCCTGGAACTCACCCGAATGGTCGAAACATCACTGGCCGACGTCCGTCAATCCTCTAGTGAAGCCCGAGTTCTTAGAAGAGCAACGTCGTTTGATCGGCGAGGAACGATTTAGGATCGAGTATCTCGCTGAGTTTGTTGCCGACGAGGACTCGTTCTTTCCAATTTCATTACTGCGTCAAAATGTAGAAGATTATGAGCTGAAGCTCGAGCGCGGCCTCGTTTGGGGCTACGACCCCGGCGGCAAAGAATCGCTCGCCGCGATCGTCGCGGTCAAGTGGATCGACGAGAAAGCGCATGTTATGTTCGCGAAGACTTTCAAGACTGACAGCTACGTTGAAGTCGATCACTTCCTCGCAGACATGCATGCGCGCTATCCATTCACTCGACTTTATTTCGATAAGACTGGACTCGGCAATGTGATCGAGGAGCATTTGCGCGAGCTCGGACTTCCTGCCGAGGGGGTCACACTAACTCAGCAACGCGTGCAAGAATTGATGTTCAATTTGCGAGTGATGTTAGAGAACAAGCGCATCGCGCTACCGAACGACAGAGAGTTGCTCAATCACTTGAATGCTGTCGTCGCGGAGCGGGGTTGGTCGGGCAGGTACTCGTTCAAGAAGCGAGAAGGCACTTACGACGATCTCGCATACGCACTCGCGATCGCGCTTCAGCAGAAAGAGCACAAGCTCGTGACTGCAGTTGTCAGACACGATTAGCTGCACTCGCTTAGCAGTGATCGATGTGGATCGACGAAGAAGTTCGTGGATTTGCACAAACGTCCGCATTTCCGCGCTACTTAAACTTTACGCGTGTTGCGGATTCCACGAAAAACGATGCGGAAATTCGCGGATTTCCACAAATTTCCGCATTTCCGAGTCGTTCTGGCTAATAAACATGCGCCGCTAAGTTTATAAGAGAGCGCGATTGACGATGTTTTGGACGCGGAAACGCGAGCCCGTAGCTCAGCCTGGAGAGAGCGTCGGCCTGCGGAGCCGGAGGTCCCGGGTTCGAGTCCCGGCGGGCTCGCAATATCTCCCTGCTTCTATTATGATGTCGACTCACACGACTCACTGACTCGCGATCATATTATCACTCTTGAGTGATAG